GTATATCATAAAACAAAGAACTATATTTCTTGTCAAGACTCCTTCGCAGCCTCTCCACTTTCAGCCAATATGTCCCTCGCTGCGTTGCGTTCATTGATAAGTTTTATTTTATACGACATCCTCACTTGCATCCTCATTGTTCGTTCCGTTAGGCACGTCATTTCCGTAGGGATCTTCGGAAATCTCTTCATCACGATCGCCCATATCTCTTTGTCTGTTGTCGTTGCTGTTATCATCTGCTATGCTTAGGTCCATCATTACTTGAGTGATTGGCACAAGCCCCTGATTGATATAACTCATATCCCACGCACCCTCTTTCTTAGAATAGTTCATAGCTACTCTCTTCTCATCCATCGTTAGCCAGTTCGCATCACGAAGAGAACGTACCATCCTCTCCATATCTTGCTGCATCTCAGGTAACGCAGTTATATCAAAGTCAATGAACACATCCTCACCAAATCTTGGTACCAACCATTTGTTCAACTCATCTCTTAATGAGCAGCACATTGGCATAATTGTATTGGTGATTAGGTCACGCATTGCATTTTGGTAGTTGTTATAACTTGACGTATCAACATCAAACAATACCGCAGGCATACCAAACACCCTACACCATTGATGTAAACTCATTTGCATTGTCTTTACAAGCTCCATATCTACTGATGACAACCCAAAGTTTAAATAGTCCCACGGTGTTTGCAGCACTGCAACCTTGCCTTTATTGTCCACAGTGTTTATGTCCTCATTCACTGCTCTTTTAATTATGTTTGCTTGCTCTATTGTGAAGTTTGGCACTACCGTTCCTAATGGCTTCGGAGTGATTGCACCTTTTGCTCCACCATTAGCCGCCATCATCGCACTCGCATCAGCAGCATTGTTGCTCATACGAAGTGTTTTGTATGCAGCACGTAATGGCGACAACCCACGTAAGTGAGTTCTCGTGGTTGCATCAAAATCTGGGTTCCAAGTTTTCCAAGCACATACTTGGTCCTTTGGAATGTCTATTCCTCTGTCAACCATAAGTCTATATCCAACGAGTCCGTAGAGGTCATTAGGGTCGGGGTAGATGTCCAAGAAATGGGTTGGAAGCACGTTAAGCTCAACGAACTTTCCGCCCATCTTTCCATCATTGCCGTAAATATTACCTTCTCCTGATAAAAATCTATAACCAAATAAGTTCTCGAGGAATTGGTCTTGTGCTTGGTATTCATTCGGTCTTTCTAATAGTCTCGCTAATGCAGAGTTCATCACAATATTCTCACTATATGCGTTCTTCCTCTCTATCACTGCTCTCTCAAACGCACCTTGATTGCCCAAGCCTTTTGTTAGTTGCTTGTAGCGCATTAGTGATGTCCTACCCTTCTCTGTATTATTTGTTTTGTAAACGTACCACGGAATAGATGCCGCCTTACGTGCAAGGAACGACACGATGCTATACACATCTGCATTTCCTAAATATCCTTCATAAACATACTTACCATTCTCATACTCTTGTAACAACGCTCCGTTGATGCCCCTAATATTTGTTGTTACATTCTGATTCGGGTCTAAACCCTTTTTCTTGAATATGTCTAATAAACCCATCTATTTTTATATTGCACCCCAAGTAACACTTGGGATAGTTAATTTACTAAATATGCCGTATCTAAGTGCATCAAGAATATGGTCATTAAACTTCACGGGAGCATCAAGTTTGTTTCCATTGCGGTCCGTTTTCCAACGATAGTTTTTTATTTCCTTTAACAAATTTACACTATCTTGGTGAATAAACAATGGTGTCGCTTTTACCGTCTTTATTCCCTCCGTCACATCTTTGTTAGCAGGTTTGGCATTGAACCCTCCCCTCACTATACTCTCTATCGTTTTCGGTTCGGCAGCATCACAATACAAATCATCCCACTTTTCTATGCCTAATGCCTTTAGTCTGTCTATCACATCATCAGTTGTCATCTTCGGCTCATATATCAACTCTTGACAATATGCAGCATCTTCGTGGAAGACCACCTTTACAAGAGCCGTAGGCACGTTAAATCCAAAGTCCAACCCGTACACCACTTCACCATCCTCAGGCATCTGCTCTGTTGTTTTCCAGTGTGAGTATATCAAGTCTTGTGATAATCCTCTCTCACCTAATCCGTAGATAGTCCAATAGTTAGGGTCAGCATCCTTTAACCTTTCCAACTCCAAGACTAACTCATTTGGAAGAAATGGGTTATCACGGAAAGTAGTAATGTGAAAGTCTGCATCATCTCTTGGAATAACACTATCGTAAATCCAAGATGATAAGTCAGAAGGGTTATAGTCAATCACTATCTTACCCTCTGTACGCATAATCAACTGCATCCAAGCCTCATACGTCAATTCGTTAGCCTCATTGCAAAACAAATACGTTCTTGCACGACCACGAATTTTTTGAGGTTGATCTGCCGATACAAACTCCACAATATTGCCATTCAAAGAATAAATCTGGTCCGTCTTGTTGTGATTGTCCTCACTATAAATACCAAGACGGGAAAGTATATCTATAAAATCCCTTAACACCGTACCCTTAATGCTCGGAAGCGATTGTCGGACTATTGTTAAGGTCTTACCATTTTCTTGTAACAACTTTACAATAAACCAAATTAGGATATTGTAAGTCTTTCCACTACGAGAACCTCCTTGCATTACAGTGATTCTCTTCTTTGAGTCTGAAAGTATTTCGTAGACCTTGTTAGTTTGGAGTTTAGCGTTCATAGAAAAAATTAAAATTTAGTATTGGTTTATCAGCTTGAAAAGTATGGTATAAATAGGGGTCATCGTATATACAGTTTTTCTATAACTAAAGTTAGATGGTCATTTGGTTGCTATCATTTTTGTCGTTTACCCAGGCACTACTAAATTTAGTAGTTCTTATGTACCTCCTCATTATATCCCGACCCTATTCGGTCGACCTTTGCCACTTTTCGTATATAATATACATTATGTTAAGTAGGCTCCTAAGTGGTTGATAATCAGCCCCTCCCCTACCCTATCAATTAACCAATATTTCCTCTTTAACTAGTTGCGGCCTGACCACTTCGACACTGACTTGATTCAATTGGCCCTCAATCTTACTCTCAACCTTTTGGGTTGGCATACCTAAGAAATAAGACATATAAAGCTTAATGGCGTTCATATCGCCGTCAAGGATCTTCTGATTCAATACCTTGAAAGCGGTTTCCGCCATTGGGGTTAGTTTCTCGATAATTGCCTGCTCGTCCATACGTTTTGGGCGACCTGTTTGGTTAGGACGCTTTCCACCCCATTTATACTTCGGCTTATCTTGTTTGCTTTCCTCTTGCATATGCAATTACTGTTAATCTATTTGTTTAGTATCTTCTTTGTATTCTATTAATTCCATGTTATGAGTCAACCCGTTTGAAGCAGGCTTTTCCCTTTCATATATCCTGAATTTACACCACCCGTTTACCTTATTAATTGTATTCAAGTATTCGATAAAATCAGGCGCGTTGATGTTTAACACAATTTCGCCTTTCCTTTGCTTAGATATGTAAAAGCCTTTTTTATTCATTTAATTAACCTAAAATTAGGAATAAACCAAAATAAATTAATAATATATTTATCAATACTATGTTGATAACTAACTATTTAGATAGTATTTAAATAAATATATAAAAAAAGATATAAAAATATTTTGATTGTATAGTATTACTATCTATATTTGTCTAAACAATTAAAACAAAACACAATGAAACAAGCACTATTTATTACCCTTGCCTTTTACTCAATCATTGCACTAATTACCTTAATTAATTGGAATTTAATTTAATCAACTTTAAAAACTACACAAAATGGAAAACTTAACAATTCACAACATTTCACAAGACGGACCCGCTTATTGCGAAGCTCAAGGACTTGCAAAAGTATTTCAAGCCTACGCCGATCATTGCGTAAATGAATGTATAATGGACGGCGGGATTGGCTTCAATGAAAATTCAGGGATTGTTTACATAGCACTCGAAAACGGCGTTAGTATTTGTTCAATGTTAGGAAATGATGTTGAATATTTGGTTACCAATTACGACAACGGCGAAGAGCATTTTTTTAATACTTATGATGAAGCCATAACTTTTGATATTAACCACGACTTAAACTTTGAAAATGAAGATTAATAAAGACACACTAAAAGCCGTCCTATTTTGGCTTTTCTTTATTGCCGCGCTGAAATTAGTTAACATTATTGAAAACCTTTAAATACTTTTTTTATGCTACAAATTACAATGACAAAACAATATTTTGTAAAAAAGACAGGAACTAAAACCGCCTACCAATTAACAAAAACAGAAACGGAAACAATAACCGAAACGCAATACAATAACTTTATCAATGATGCATCTTTTTTCCGCCGTTTGGGTGGATCTTGTACGCAACAAAGGTGCTACACTGAAGCGGGGTATAAGGTTTACAAAGATATTTTGACTTCACCTGATAAACAAACAAAAACAGTTACAAAATTTAATTTTAAATATCAATTTTAAACACACACTAAAACACACACAAATGAAAACATTAACTGAAACAATTTACACATTTAGCGAATTACCAAAAGATGCACAACAAAAAGCAATTTCAAATTATTTAGACATTAATACAGAATTTAATTGGTGGGATGATTTTAAAAATGATTTAGAAGATATTGGTTGCGAATTGGTAGGCTTCGATATTTACTATGACAAAATTGAAATTTATTTTAATAAAGATTTAGAAATAATTGCTGATAATATTTTATTTAATTACGGCGAATCAACAAAGATTTATAAAATAGCCTTAATATATTTAAAAGATAAAAATGAAGATATTTTTAAAAATAATGTAACTAGATATTTTATTAAAGAAATTAAAAACCTTTACGAATATTTAATATCTGATGAAGCAATTGCGGAAACTTTTGAGGCAAACGACTATCATTTTGACCTTAAAGGCAAAATAAAAGGTTAACAATTATAAACACATAAAAACTACACAAAATGAAAAAAGTAACACAAAAAGCAATTTCCAATTTTTTAGCAAAAAAGCCATTTAAACTACAAAACACAAGCGTTGAAACATTAGGCGAAGTGGCTTATTTATATTTACATGGAAATATGATTGCAAAATTAAGAAACGGCGAACTATTTATATCAAATTGCGGCTGGTTTACAAATACAACAAAAGAACGGTTAAACGCTTTACCAGGCGTTTCAATTCACCAAAAACGCTTTAAGTGGTATTTAAACGGCAAAGAATGGAATGGCGAACTAATAAAGGTCGAAAACAACTAAAATATAACAAAATGGAAATAGACGTTAAAACAAACGAGGTCGTATATATCAAGATAGGTAATTGGGTTGTATATATCGACAACAGTACCAACGAGCAAATAATAACCCAATGGATTGAAGATTAACTAATAAAAGCCCCGCAAATTTGTGGGGTTTTCCTTTGACCAATAGCAAAGAGCGTAGGCGGTTCGTTGCCGCCATTGGTCGCAAATAAATGTTCACCAGCTAAACACGTCTGGTAAATGTTCACCAGCTAAACACGTCTGGTAAATGTTCACCAGCTAAACACGTCTGGTAGATGTAATTATTTCAAGCCATTTTAAGCCACTAAAATACTAAAATGATATCTAACTATCAACCACACAATAAAAGCCCGTAAAACGGCTGAAAATAGCCTTAAATTCAATTGATATATTTTCGCAATATGTTGCAAAGGTATTGCATACCTAACGCCACGCAATTGCGTGTAAATAGGTATGTATGCCAAAAACCCTATGCAACAAAAACCCGCCAAAAATCCCTTGTGCCAAAAATCTGCCAAAAACCTCAGTGAACGAATTGAACTGAGCCAAAAACGCCCACCAAAAACTTTTCGTATGAATACAGAATTATTGCGCCAAAAACTTGCTGAACTAATTATTGAATTGACAGATGCCGATCTTGGTGAAGTGTCAAACATTTACGAAGCAATTGATACAATTATTGCAGAGGTTAGCGAATAGAAACACCAAAAACCTCCAATGCAGATTTTACTTTGGTAAACTCTACCCCGTAAGGTATTGTTACACTAAAAGTGAAATCTTGTTTCCAATTCTTTGTTATATGGTTAGAGCATTCGTTCACCATCTCGACAAAAACCCCATAATCGGTGTCGATCATATCATTTGACACCCTAACCGAATTCATCACCGTTGCGTGGTCCCTTCCTGACAAAAACTCCCCAATAGCCAAAAGTGAAGCATTGGTATGGAGTCTTGCCATATAGCAAAACAAATGCCTAGCCATTGCAATCTCTTTCATTCTGCTCTTACCAATCACCTGATAAGATGGTACACCAGTTACCTCAACTACCGCTTCCATAACATTACTTAAATTCACCATATATATACTTTTTAAAATAATTTACAATGTTGATAACTATCAATATAAAGATAACAAAAAACTATTAACAATATTGGTCTATATCCTATACAAAACCATTTTAAGAAAATGGTTGGGTACACGATTACACGATTTTCACGATTTTCCTTACTCCACCCACTCCTATATTTTTTTGCCAAAAAAAAGGTGGGCATAGAAAAAACATAGAAAAATCGTGTACATCGTGTACCTGCACTGATAATCAACGTTTTAATCGTGTACTAATCGTGTACCAATCGTGTACCCAAGGCCAAAATCGTGTACCCAAAAGTGATTTTTGTATCATAATACTTGTTCTACCAAATCTGTCTCTACGAACTTTATACATTTTTTGTTATTATGAGCCTTGGATCGTGTACTCAGGTACACGATTTTTAAAATAGTACACGATTCGTCAATCGCCTTTGAAAAGCGTTTCATGGAGTATTCTTTCTTCTCAAAACCCGTCATATTTAGAAAATCATTATACATTTGCTCCTTACTTATCCACACTCCCTTCTCTTCAACCACCCCCAAAAAGAACTCTAAAAACTCTTCCGAGAACTGGACGCGGACCTGTTTCCTCAGCAATTTATCCGAATTTTCGACTGCCAAAACCCCACTTTCAAGGTAGATTTGAACGCAGTTAAACATCAAATTAAAGAACCTATTCCACTCATCCTTATCCCAATCTTCAAATAATTTATGACCAAATACATCCTCAGGTGTCTTACCAGCTCCAAAGTATGGTGAAAATTCAAACACCTTCTGCCTTCTTTTAGCGTGGTTGCCCATATTTGGGATGGTATAATTGGTGGTAAACATAACCTTTGGACTATCCTTATAAGGAATGAACAACTCATCCTTATTCTTCTTCTCGACTGTGATTCCTTCTGTTATGATAGAATAAAAACCCTCAAAATCTACATTCCTCCGTGTATCCTCAATGGCTAAAATTCGTGTGTCGAGATCAACCCTCTGAAAGGCAAAGTTCTTATCTACCTTAAAGTTCTTACCATCTACTCTGACCAGGTTACTAAGATGCCCAAGAGCCTTTACAAAAATTCCCTTACCAGTGCCTCCTCCATTAGCCTCATTCTCAGTCTCTTCAGCAAGGATGACCGAGAATGGGCGTGAGGGGTCTTTATAGGTATGTAATAAGTAACCAATCAGTGTGATGGCATACATAAGTCTTTCAGCCTCTTCGCCACTGATATAAAACAAAAATTTATAATACTCAATCTCTTCCAATTTAATCGAGCCATCATCAACATAAATATGGTGGTCGATGATTTGTGTTTTCCAAACAAATTTGTTGAGTTCACCATACGTCTTTAGTTCTATCTTGCCTTTGCTCACACATACCACACCATTCTTAAACGGGAAGTAAGAAGTGTCTTGGGTGTCTTGCAGAAAATTTATATCTGCCCTATCAAAAAACTCAAAGAAAGCATCCGAGAACAAAGCTGATGCACCACGATAGATATGTTCTAACAAATCTTGTGGGGTGATGCCTCCATCAAAACTATCTGGTAGCCTATCAATATAATCCTTTATAAAGCGTTTTATTTGCTCTGTGGAGGACTCTTCTACAAAACCATCCTTTATCCTTACTAAACGATAAATCGTGCTATTTTGGTCATAAAAATAAAGCCTGAAGCCTCCTAATGTGGTGAGAAATACTTGGAGCTTATAACGATTGATGGTGAGCCTATCTTGCTCTGAAACATCCCAAAAAGTGCAAATCTGCTCGCCCCACCTTTGCTCAAGGTTGTCTACCATTTCCGTTGCATCCGTGACAGATTTCCGATGGGACTGGACGAGGAGCGATACCAATTCGTCCTTTGTAGCTCCATTTTGCTTTTTATTAAAAAGAGTTCGTTCGAGTCGGTCTGAGGTTTTTTTTTCGCCGTAACCTTGCTCGAGTAGGGCTTTGGCTGCTTTTTTGTAGTCTGCATTATGTTCAAGTATAGCGTAAACAATAGCGGGTCTATAACCCTTCTGAGGAGTAAATGGTGTGTTAACTGAAAAGACAGAGAACAAGCCAAGCGACTTATTATACGATCCACTATGCTCTGCCTTACTACCTGGGCGCAAATAATACACCCTCTCACTATTCTCCTTCACTATTGTCCATCCGTGCGACTGCAATAATCCACTAATATCCCCTCGCTTATTATAATCCTCAAATGGTGATACACCATAATCTTTGGTAGATGGTCGCTGATGAGCCTCAATGATTTGCTCTTCTATTATTTCATTAAACGATCGCATCACTTCAAACAAGGTCGACCTCTCTTCGATGGTAATAATATTAATACCTTTTTGCACGATGGTGTAGCCATCACTTGGTGGCGCAACCACATACCCAGCCTCACCTCTTGTCTCGATGATGCAATAGGTTTTGATTTGTGGGTTTTGCAACTTTTCTTCTGCGGTTGGCTGCCTTTGTGCAAGCTTTTGATTGCATTCTATCTCTTCGCATTTATAATACAGATGATAGCCATTGCTCTTAGTATTTACAATGTGGAGCTTTGCAAAAATATCTTGCGGTATTTTATTCTTAATTTGTTCCCAAAGAGGGAACGTTTCATATTTCGTATCTATATCAATTACCTCAAGACCTCCACTCACTGCTCCGCAAATTACTGCTATCCCTTTGGCTCGTGGGTCTGCCATTTGCTTCTCAAGCTCATCTTTAGTTATTGCTCGGCTTTGATATTCCTTCCAAGCAAAAATGGCTTGTTTTTTATCATTAACCGCAATAACATTAACTCCAAAGTCTAAGTATTTAGTGTGCATTAATTAAACATTTTTATGACAATAAACATCAATATCTTCTACCGATCTTACTACTCTACTATGTACCTGATAGCTATTCAGCACTTTCATTACATATTCTTGTAGTGGTGCCACTACACCCACATCGGTCTTAACTTCGAGGAACATCACCACACCTTTGCGAATGCACATAAGGTCTGGGATGCCGTTCATTGATGAGCTAATAATCTTCACCACCAACCATCCGTGCTTGGTAAGGCGGTTTTTAATTTGTGTTTGGAGTTGTGATTCTTTCATATTACTTTATTTGCAACCATCCTTGGTCAACGTGAAAAATTAATTCTATTGGTTGAATTAGACCATTACTAATATCTACATCAAAATCAACCTCTGGTATTGACCTACTTGATGAAGTATCAGCAGTAGTAAAAGGCAAACTACCATTAATACATTTATTATCTGTGAAGCAGACCCACCTTACCATTAACATTGCAATCTCATCTTGGGTCAACTCTTCCAAAGGTATTTGAAAATTAATAAAGAAAGATGTTTCTAAATGCCCTACTTCGAAAAATGCTTGGTTGTGATTTGTTTGGTAATCGCTATACCAAAAGCATCTTAGGTCCTCTACCTGTGCAGAAATGTCGTAAGAATTTTCTCGTAAGCCTAAATAGTCAGCAAGGTAGGCAATCGTGCAGTCAAGTCTCTTAGTGATGTGTTGTTGTTTAGACATAGTATAAATGTTTAGTTTAGACGAATATAGTAACTAATATGTTATAGACAAGTTAAATGCCAAAGTCTTTCTTAAAGTACTGCAAAGTATAATCTTTCTTATCCATTACTGCTTTGTAAATCTTATCCTCTATACCTCCCTCACTAAATATCCAATATATTTGCGCCTCTTTGGTTCTATCCTTAGTTTGTATCCTTGCTCTGCTTTGCCAGTAACTTGTTGCAGAAAAATCTATGTTATAAAAAACAAGTGCATCAGCCGTGCTTAAATTCACCCCCTCTCTACCGCTAACTATTTGAGATATAAAGCACCCATCATTGGCATTGTTAAACTCAGTCGGATCCTCATAGCATTTACCCATTATCCACTTAATAGCCATTTTCTCGGCTTGGAATTTGTAGAAGATGGCGATTTTTTTCCCAGCAAAATGTTGCTTGATAAACTCTGCCTTTGTATAGTCAATTACATGACCATATCTTTCAGGATTATCTACTATAACCGAGCCACTATAAATCTGATGTAGCTTGTTCATTAGCTTTACCGCCGTATCTCCAAGTACACTCTTGCCTTCCTTGTTTGTAATTACTTTGTCGATACGAAGCCTTTCAGCAAACTTATAGGTTGTCTCCTCCATCTTGACATACAAAACATTCTCCTTCACTAACTCGGTGAACCCAGCTTCTTCTTGGGTGAAGGCAAGAAAAAGGTGAGATGTTTGGAGTTCAATAAGTTCTCTTTTGGCAAACGAGTAATCATTAATCGTCTTGCCATACAGATATTTTTGGCGTATCTCAACGTAATCTCTTGCCCATCCGTAGAAATTTTTGTAATCTTTAAAAGGACTAAAAGACGATACCCACATCTGATGATATAACTGCGAGAAAGACTCTGGGGTCGGTGTCCCCGAAAGAAAGATAATTGCTTTTCCATTACATATTCGTTTTAATTCTTTTGCTCTTAAAGAAGGTGTAGGGAATGATCCTAAGCTATGCGCTTCATCAATAATGACAAGATCAAACTCTTCATTTACATTATGCAACTGCTCATAGTTAGTTACATAAATCTCTAAGTCAAACCCCATCTTCTTACCTTGTCCAATAATATCATCAATCGCTTTCTTCTTGGTTACAAACAATATCCTATTTGCACCAAACTTATGTGCCGTTGCGAGTGCCGTAAGAGTCTTACCAGTCCTGACTTCCATCGCTAAATACACAAGACCATTCTCGTACAATATTTGTGCGGCTTTATTAGATAGGTCTATTTGATAGTCTCTTAGTTGCAATTTGTAAAGAATTTAATTATGCCATATAAAAAGAAAAACCAAATTACTGCTGTGATAAGTAGTAATATAATCCAAACTATTGCTCTAGTCATTTTCTAATGCTTTATTAATTAATAATTGGATTTTTTCTCCAATTTCATCTGAGAATAATGAACCAGTTACATAATTTTTACCTTCATAAGATAGTGTAATCATTGTTACACCAGTTTCTAACCATTCAATCTTAACGGTCATAAAGTATCTTTTAATTTTTGCAAATAAAGAGCCTGATCCAAACATTCCTCTATTGCGTGGTCAATCCATTGCTTAACTTCTAAGTCTGTCCTATCAAGAGTTGTCCCATACTTACGAATCCCAGTCTCGGAGCGTGAGCGGAGTAGATGCGCTATGCGATACACTACTGTGTCTTTGTTGTCGATGGTAATGAAGTCCATAAATTACTTTTTATGTTTTAAAGTGTAAGATAATTGTCTTGGCTTGGTTGTCTCGTTCATATAAAGCCAAAGCTGGTGAGTTGCTTGGAATAGTGTCCAATAGCTTAACACCTCACTAATAGGCTTGGTGATTAGCTGCCAACCCACTCCTTGTATTGCTCCACCTTTACCAGTGGTACGAGTCTTGGCATTGAGCCACAATATCCCAACCTCATCAATGCTTTTAACATCAGTTGCAATCTCACTAAGCAATTCGTAGTAAGCCGATAACTGCAACCAGTAGCTATCTTGTACTGAGTTGGATGTCTTAATATCCAATAATATCCTCTTACCATTAAGAGTCACTACACGATCAAGTGTCCCAGCAAAACCTAATTTCTCACTAACAAAATGCGCTTCCATCATCTCAATGCTTGGCTTGTGGGTAGTGCAGAAATCTACATACCTTTCGAACATTGCCCATTCTAAATTCTTATAAGCAGGGAAGCCATTATGGTCCAAATAAGACACTTCCTCTCCATCGTCATACCTTTCGGTCAATGCGTGTACGTTCGAGCCTCTACGACCAGCCTCATCACGGATGGTGTCGGCATCACCTCCCATTTCCTTGAGCCATTTGTAAAACTCAGCACCCTTTGGGAAGCATTCTAAGATTGTGGTGACCGAAGGGACATAGCCACCTGATGGTGTGGCATAAAAACGTGAGTCTAAAAACTCGATGCGATTCTTGTTTAAGTCGATAGTATAATTGTTCATAGTTTAAAGTTTATAAAGTTTGATAAAAAAGACCCCAACGTAGAAACGCTAGGTCGTATGCTACACTAATGAAACACATTTGCTAAATCTTATTTAGCAATAGTTAGAATAATTTAAAAATGGGGTGGGATACCCTCCCTAAATGCGAACCTTCGCAACCCCCGAATACAACCCAACACTAAAACGGTGTATCGTCTCCCTCGTTAACGTCTGAGAGGGTAGGTTTAATCTTTGGTAAGATAGCAGTTTTTACATAATCCTCCAAATATTCTAACCTATTGGTAGAGTCCCAAGTTTCTTTACCTTTTACTTTTATTTTCTGCAAGTCAGGTAATTCTTTTGGATCAGCTTTGGTCCAGTAGTGCTTTATCCCATTTCTATTTTGAGAAATGAACATCACTGATTGCTTTTTATCGCCATCAACAATTAGCTTTGGTGTAATGGTAATAACATCAGATAAATCTGCATTTGGTAATGCTTTCAAAAACGACATAGCATAACCGCTATCGTATTTACACTCTAAGTTGTAATATACATCTTTATCTTTGATTGTAACTACCCAAAACTTACCATACTCACTCTCTTTTGTCTTGATGTCCGTGAGCCATCCACTTAATGAGTCGTAAAACTCTTCGTGGACTTCACGACCCATCTTGTTGACTCTGCTAACAGATTTGTCTGTTGCTGATGGAAATTGTCTTACTAATTTACCATTTGTGATGCTTAAAAACACGCCTTTGCTTTGACTTTGATTTAGTCCCATTTTTACTTGGTTTTATTGTTATGAAAATAGTTAATCTTTTGGTTATACTTTTCTATCAACTGCGTCATTTTCTCATCGAAGGTATAGTTCATAAAGAACCTACAATACTTCTCGTTTAATTTAGTTAATCTTTGGAACACCACCCTTGCATTGCCTTGTGTCATATCATTTATATCTTGTAGCATCTCGTTGTATTCTACCCAAAACTCTGCTGGGATGACATACTTTGTATTGGTGTGTTTGCGTTTGGATTTGATTGGTGTGTCCCATTGATTAGGAACGAAAATTACACTAAATGTAATTAACATTATCACCAGTATTGCTATGTACTCCATAGGATTGTAAAGTATTAATGATTTTTAGGTAGTTGTTAAGATTGATATTCCCACCAGTCTCTGCTCTAAAAATAGTCTGCATAGTTACATTAGCCATCTTAGATAATGTTTCACGAGATAATCCTTTCGATTCTCGCAATGCTCTCAGTTTTTCTTTAATTAAAATTTCAGTCATAGTATTCTTATTTGTTATGACATCAAAGTTAAGACAATTATTTGACTTACCAAAAATAAAGTGTTAAAATATTGTGAATGTAATGAACAATAAAACCCCCAAGTAGAAACAAGGGGGGAATTTGACCATACCGTATTTAAAACAATCAAGGTTCGCCATTCTGCAATGGTATATCTTCTGTATTATCTATTCTTCTGTAACCCTCGTGCCATAAGGTTTTGGTGAGGATGATACTCTTTCTTACTACTTCTTCCTCACTATCTTCTGGTGCTAAAATGTGACAGATCTCGTGTATTAATATCTCCATTGCCTTGCGACCCTTGAGCCGAATATCTATCTCAATCAACTCATCCGAGTGAGCCAACCCCCAAGCCTTCTGCTTCCCAAGTTTGGTATATTGTACTTTAATTCTTCTCACTTTGCAGTTGGAATTAGTAAGTGTCTTTTTTGTTTAATTGTAGCAGCACCAAGCCTTTTCCTTGATATGCTATTGCAATTCCCACACCTAAACAACTCGTAAATGTTAGCACTCGTGTTATAACATTTGCCTTGTGCCTCAAGTTCATTCGATCCACAAGAAGGGCATCTTTGCTCAGTCTCATCCAATATAAATAACCCCATATTTGGATGTGGTTTGATCCAAGGTCTGATTTGTAAATATGTCTCTTCAAGTATTCGCACATCTTGTACATTATAATCCTCCATCTCCTTGAGTGCTTTGCGATCACCTTTCATACAATTATCCCACAACTCGAATGAGGTCTCTTTCTTCCTTTCTAGGTTCAGCAATTTGTTGACGTAATCTAACTTATTACTCGTAAACCCAAACTGCCTTCTAATATGCCTTAAAGTGTCTATAACTTGATAGGGGAGTGGTGGGTTTAAGCCATTTAAGATAAACCTTGAGTTTAGACGTGGTATGTCAAATTTCTCAGCATTATGAGCAATCACTATATCAGCTTCGTTAACTAGCTTCCAAATCCCCTCCATTATCCTCTTATCATCTTGGTTGACTACTTCCTCTGGCTTTAGCTTACCGCTATACACCTTATCTTCGAATAACCACTTAGCTGCCCACGTCAAGCAGAACCAATCGGTCTTGATTTGTGGCAAGTGTACGTTCTGATTCCAAATGCCCCAAACGTATGCACTAATGGGTGCCGTCTCAATGTCAAGGATAAGTACTTTCGCACTTGTTTGGATTTTCTCCATTTTGGTATTGGTTGTGTCGTAGGTTAATGGTCTTTGGAATTTCCTATCTTTTAATCTCTTTCTATCACCACTTCCATTGGTGCCACGATAGTAGCCTATCATTTTTCTTGCTGCTTCTACATCCCCAAAAAGCCCATCATTCTCATCGATAATCTTCTTGGCGAGAGTGTAGTTTTTCATATTCGGATATAATCCCAAATACTCCTTAACTATGTCGCTTTTTTTCATCTACGTTTGATGATATAAATCACACCAGCAATAAGTATTATCCAAGCCCAAGTTAGTAATGCTCCTTTCTGCCACCAACGGAATTGCTTCTCTGTGGCATCTCTATCTTTCTTTGCAGCCTCATATACCTTCTTATACCTATCTACAAAAACTTTTTTCTCAACTATGATTATACTATCCTTACAAGGCTCTAATACCTTCTTTATGCGCACTCTGTCAATGTAATGCGTATCATTAACCCATTGGTATAAAGTGTCTGCAATTCTTTCAATAACAAGACTATCTTTAGTAATAATAGTGGTATCGTGAACATCATTGGTGATGTATATTGTCTCGATTGCTTCAGGGTTTTTGAGAAAATACCTTTCAATCTTTTTTTGTGTAACACAAGATGATAATAGCAATAGTAATAATAAATATTTCATACTAATATATTAAATAGGACATTGGTTTTTGAGAGGCGGTCTGAAAGCCCATTGTAGCCGCCGTTCACTTTTAAGGTAACTTTCTTGACTATATCTTGATGTACACCTTCATCGCATATCTTCCACAACCCTCTCTTTTCGAAGAACCATCCAGCGGATGTGAGTGGGTATTTTGTAGCTACAAGGTCGGGGTTATCCATAATATTCGGATCACCTATAAAATCTGAGAATGCCTTGAAATTTGTTCTTCCTGTCAACTGCAAAAAACCTGCTCCACGAAACATCCAACCATCATTGCTCTTTAGCTTATTACCCATACGACCATTATAAACCATATTGGCAATAGCTTGTGGTCGCCTTGCATAAAGAGGTGCAGTATTTTTATCGAAGTATTTTGGAAAGACTTTGAGCAGTCCTTCGGTGGAGTAGTTGAGGTTCTCCCTAACGTGCTTAAAGTTACCACTCTCGTGAGCAACTTGTGCTAAGAAGTGAGTAAGCCTAAAAGAGTTGGTGATGCCGAATTGCTTCATCACATCACCTAACTCATTGAGGACTTGTACGGGGATTTTATTGTGCAGTTTGTTCAGCATCTTTCTGCATTGCCTCAGCGATTTTCTGATTGATTTCTGCTAATTGTTTTTGCAAGTATTCGATCTGAGCTAAACAGTCATAAGCACTTGCTTTTAGTTCTTTAATGTCCATAGTTTTAAATTTTACGTAAAGTTATATAAAATATTTATATAATTACCAAATTTAGTTTACCAGCAATGTAAACGTACGCTTGTTCGTTTGAATTATCCCAGTCAATGTAATCCTGACCATCCATAGATACGTTACCTACCGATAGAACCGAACCACCACTTGCTACACCATTCTCATCGTTTGTAGTTGCTTCTTTAAGTTCATAGTAGAAAATAGCACTTGTTGCCAAATCATCATAAATGATTCTAGCATCTAACTCACTTGCTTCTTTGCTTTGTCCGTTTGCCCAGATACTAACTGGTTGAATGTTAACTCCCATTTTGTTTTATTTTTATTTATTAAGGATTATATCTAAATTCTGCGTATATATTACCGAATGTCGGGTCAATAGCACCATCGCCATCAATACCAAGTAATGCTACCCACACGTCATCTTTTGCTGCGGTAGCTAAGTTTATCCAGCTACTTACTAAGATATTATTAGCCACATCAACTGTAACACTCACCTCACTTGTTCCTATATCAGAATAAGAAGATGCCGTAAAAGGTGCTCCAGTTGTGTCTTGGTATCTAAGTATTAACTTACTACCAGTTGCTCCAGCAGTACCTAATTTATTTACAACAAGCCTAACTTGATTAAATGAACTAAGTTCTAGTTGCGTAACATAAGTATTACTAGAGTCAAAGAAACTTAATGCTGCTGGCATATCCAACCAAGTATTACCAACTGTGCTTAATGCCACACTCATATATTTTGCTATCCCACTTGGGTTGGATGTGATAATATTACCACTACTATCACAAGCCAAGTAGGCAACTGGAGTACCTGTAAAACTTGTTGCAGATGTATAAGAATTTAATTGCAACTGACCTAAGCTGCCTATTTGAAATCTTTGTAAAGACCTTGTATAAATAGCAACTCTATCTGGTAGTAGTGAAGCATCTCTACCCGTAATAACTAACCCACTTACATATCCAGCAGTTGAACCAGCACTTATTTCATAGGTATTATTATCTAACCAAGTATGAATGCAGTTAGCAGTACCACTTTGATAAGTTTCTAATCTTCCATTTGTTAAACCAGCAGAAACCATAAATCCATTACCGCTGGTTGCAAGACCACCACCATTAACTTGAAGTTTAGATTGTGGTGCAGCATTACCTATTCCTACATTACCAGAAATAGCATTTAATGCTAAATTTGTATATCCAACACCTTGTTGAATTGATTGAATAGTTCCATAGTTGCCAGCATAACTATATCCAAGTAATAGCTGTCTATTAGCATCTGTTGCAGTTTTTATAACTATTTGTTCAGTGACATTGCTTGTAACAATCGTTTGCCCTGTAATACTTACATCACTTGAAAGTACAATAACACTACCATTGTCTGTAATATTACTATTTCCAACTGCACTTGATGAGGTAAACTTAGCAACATAATTAGTAGTACCACTACCAGTAATTCCGCTAATCGTATCCCAGAACGGAGCATCTCCATTAGTACCATCACCAGTCATTGCTAAGAACTTCTTAGTCGTTGTTGTATTTGGTGCTAAAGATAAAGGTGCTCCTGCTCCATTAGAATAAATTATTTGACCGATACCAGTGGTAAATGGATTAGCCATACCACCCAAACCAACTAAGGTATAAGTTGGAATGTTTAAAGTTGCCCCAACTAGTGTAGCACTACCATTATTTCCAGTTGTCGTTAAAGTGATGGCGTTTTGTTTAGAAGAAAAAGTTAACCAGTCTGCACTGCTTAAATAACCATTAGCACTATTTGTAGCAACTGGTATGCTCATAGTCTTTGTTCCACTATTCCATACTAATGGTGATGTAGCGATAATATCAGTTGATACTAAGAAACTCGGAGTAAAAAACTCCAATGCAGTCCCTAAAGTATTTACCCTTAGTAATTGTTGAGCCGTTCCACTTGGGAAGCCACTAGTGAAAACATACGCACTATCCCATTGCCCTTGCTTGGTTGTGGTAGGTAATGAATACCCACTCGCAAAGCTAAGTGCAAGTGTCCCACTTGATGTGATTGGTGATCCACTCACACTAAACCCAGTAGGAGCAGTTAGTGCTACGGAAGTGACAGAGCCACTACCACTACCACTACTCGGAATATAAGTTATTAATGATTTGTTTATTCTCATTATATTAACGTAAATGTTTTCGTTACACCACCAATCCTCATTTTTAAATCAGTGCCATCAAACCAAATATCACCATCGTTAGGTGTTGTTGGTGCAGTACCGCTACGCAATCTCATTGCAGCAGCACTTGTTGTAGATGCTTTAACATCAAGGGCAGCCGTAGGAGTGTTTCCTATACCGAGATTGCCAGATGCGTCAAGACGCATACGTTCTGGTAATCCAGTACCAGACTTAAAAATTAAGTTAGTATTTGCTCCTATTGTTAATTGAGAAGATACACCACCATTTGCGAAAAAATCATTGTTACCATCTCTACTGAAATGTACTTCAGCACCACTATCTAAAACTCTAAATGCACCTAAGCTACCTAAAACGTGAAGTTTAGCAGTTGCACTAATTGTTCCAATACCTACCCTATTACTTCCAGCATCAACAAAAAATGTATCAGTATCTATACTTGTATTCCCCGTTATCTTCGCAGTGCCAGTGACTTGTAGCTTCTCGCCCGAATTAGTCGTAGAGCCTAATAATGTGTTTCCAGATGTATGTATAAAAATATGATTCAATGCACCTTGTGCCCCACTTAAATACAATCCACTTGCACCTGTTTCAATATCTATTGCTGAATATCCTGTACCTAATCTAATACCATTATTTACACCTAATCTTCCCCCAACTACATATAGTTGATAGTTATTTGCATTTGAAGCTGTACCAACTAATAAATTCCCTTGAACAAAATTTGCAGCAGTACCAGCCATGTATAAATTCCACCTATCAGTACCACTTGCTACATCACCATAGAACCCGTAAGTTAAAGGTCCAGTAGATAAATTTGCTACATAAAATCCATATTGATTATTTACAGTTGAACCAGCACCGAATGTTCCTTGTAATGCTGCGTAATGAAATAATTGCGATAATGTAAACGAAGCAGCTTGGGTACTCGCTATTGTTCTAAAATAAGTTGCTGATGTTTGTACATCAGATTGAATTACTGCGTCATTTTGTAATGAAATTGCAGTTGTAAACCCAGTTAAATTTTTAGAAATTCTAAAGTTATAACCAGTCAATGTCGTAGCACCAATCCCCAATGACCCCGCCATATAGTTGTTGGCAGTGCCAGCGGCGTAAAAATTCCATCTACCCGTACCGCTTGCAATACTGCCATAAAATCCGTAATTATTGGTTGCTTGTGTTAGTGTATTTCCAGCAAAGAAGCCACTTTGATTTGTTATAGTTGAACCAGACCCAAGTGTTAAAAATCCAGCTTCAAAATGTCTTAGTTCAGTTAATGTAAAAGTTGCCGCTTGTGTTGATGGCAAGGAATAGTATAAAGAAGCCGATGAAGTTACATCTGATGAAATTGTTGATGTAATACCAATACCAACCGATGCAGCATTTCCTGTTATTGCTTTTCCTATCCTTAAAGCATAGTTTGTCAATGTCGTACTACCAATTCCCAATGAACCCCCCAAATAGTTATTCGCAGTCCCCGCACCATACAATCCCCATCCAGTATTGTTGCTCCATTCTATACTCCTCCAATCAGCCGCAGCGGTTAGGGTTGGGTTAACGTATAGACCACGAGTGATTCCGTTTGCACCGCCAGTTTGGTTGATGGTGGTTCTAATTCTTAATAAATTATAAATACCTGTTCCACTTGTTGGATTAAATCCTCTAAATGTATCAACTAAATTTCTGGTTCCACTTGTATGAGCAGCATCACCTTGACCATTTGTTAAAAAAATATCAATAATATTTGTATCACTTGGAAAAGCTGAACTCTGCAATGTAATACTTTCTTGACCTGCAGTTCCTGTTGGAAATATACCAGCCCCAGTATTTATTGCTCCTACAGAAATACCAGAATTAGCAACTATTTGACCATTATTCCTAACTCTAAGTATATTCGTTCCATCACTATTCTGCACCGTCAATGCCGTTGTTCCACTACCATTTCCACTACCCCTCAATAACGTATCACCCGTTACTTGTAAGCGTTGACCAGAGTCGGTGGTTGAACCAAGACTTGTGTTTCCAGTTGTATGTAATACTAATGTAGTTGCACCAGCTAATGATGGGTTAGATACTGGACCTATCTTCAATTTATCGCTATCGCTATTATCTGTACCTATGCTCCAGTTCGTTGCTCCACTTGTTGTAAATGTTATGTAAGGGTCTCCAGTTGATGCAGAAGGAACACTTATGTCCAAGAAAGAAGAACCCGTTGCAGTATTGTTATTTTGTAAACTTGCTCCAACACTACCAGTAGCATTTATAGCAGTTGTAAACGCATTTAAACTACCAGTAACAGTTCCAGTTGCATAGTATAAAATATCACCAGCGGTACTACTTGCTGCACGAATAGCAACAGTTCCCGATGTGCCTTGTACGTCAAGTTTGTAGGATGGACTTGCAGTACCTACACCTAACCTATTATTACTTGCATCCCAAAACAAATTATTACTCCCAGCTTGTGTAGTCGCACCCGTGAAGTATGCGACTTGACCAGCAGCAGCAGTTCCCGTAATTGGGTTGGTTAATGCGTTTTGTTTGCTATTGAATGTTGTCCAATCTGCACTGCTTAGTAACCCTCTGTTCGTTCCACTCGCAGTAGGGAGATTGAAAGTATGTGTACTTGTAGCTGAACTGATATTGAAATCAGTCCCACTTGTACCCGTTGCGAAAGTTTGAGATGTTGCGTTTAATCCGTTTAAACTTGTAATTCCTACATCCCCACTCGGTGTCCAGATGGTTCCGTTATATTTAAGCACTTGACCATTAGTAGCACCAGTAGTATCTACATCGTGTAACTCCCCTAACTCCCATCCGTTCATCACCTTAACATACAACTTACCATTGTTTGCGTGAGCGTACTCAACGTAACCTATGACAATAATATGTTGAGGAGCAATAGGTTTGACGTTAGTCAAAGCACCAGCCGTTGTAGGACTCAAATATATCACATCACCATCTGCCCAAGTTTCACCTTGTAGCGAACCCGTTGTATTTATACCTTCAAGCGAACCAACTGTCATTATAAACCCTTCTTGGTTGGTTGCTATTGTCTCCGTAACAAGACCTATCGTATCTGCACTATTGTTATCGTTATTTGCTTGTGCTAAAGCAACCGCTAATCTTTGACCTTGTGCGCCGCTTATTCTTACCGCTTGATAGGCTGCCTTAGTTAGTGTAGTATTAGGACTAACTTTATTTACCACTCTCGCCACTAAGTCCACACCATTCTTTAAAATAACACTACCACCTTTTAGGGTGGTCTCGCTGCTACCTATCGTATCGTTCCACCTTGTAGTACCAACCGCAGCCGTACCCGTAGGTGTGATGTCAAGTGTCATTTGACCAGCCTTCAACTCAAACTCACCCAAGTTAACGTTAGTAGTCGCACCTGTATAAGGGACTTTGGCATCTAATGCGTTTTGCAGATCCGTTTGGTTAGAAAGTGTGCCAGTTATCTGACCCCACACCGCATCAATCGATGGGTTCTCGTAGCTTAGACTGATATATGTTGCAATATCTTCCGTGTTGTATGTTACTCTTATTGTCATAATTAGCTTGTTATTTGGTCAATAACTTTGATATATCCGTACATATAAGTGAATGTACCACTTGGGTTCACCACTTGCAAGTCATAAGCGAACTCACCGATTGGATAGGCAACCGTAACGGCAGGTATTAATGTCACACTTCTCTCATTGGTAGCACCAACAACAAAAGTAGCATTATCCCAAGTGAACTGAGTAACCCCAGCACTATTCTTAGCCATTAGCTTGAATGTCCAAGAACTAACATCAATAGGGGTGACCTCACACTCCTCCTCGTAGAACTTTAAGTTCATATTCCAAGTGTCACCTCTTCTAATTTGTTTTAAATTATGTTCGCTCATTGTCTATCTGCTTTATCTTTTAATTCCAATTTTATGTCTTGCAGAGCATCGAAAATCTTCCCTAACTTCTCACCAATCTCATCCTCTTTTTTCTCAAGGGTGCGGACACGAAGATCAAGTTCTCTCAACTTAATCTTCATATCCGTAAACATCTTCGACAATGCCATTGCAAAAGCAATAGTCTGAATAATTATCGTTACAATCACCCCTTGCTCCATCTCTTACTTTTTAGCGTCTGAAGCAAAAATGCCAACTAATAGCATTCCAAGACCAGCTAAGACCATTTTCCAATCATTAGCCATTGCACCTTCCCAAATCATTGGCAATCCTGCTACTGCTCCGAAAAGGCTTGTCTTTACGTTTTCCATCATTTGTTTCATATTATTGATTTTTATATTGCCGTGTAACAATGTGTTACAGTCGTTCCGTTTAATGAAGCTCCTAAGTTTATTATCGGTGTTACACCATCAAGTGTAACCGAGTAGTTAAAGTACCACTTGCCACCATAACCTACTGCCACAAGTTTGTACGTTCCACCTGGCTGACTACCAGCCGCAGCCGTAACCTTGCCGCTTGACACAACATCTTGGTCCCTGATTAGTGTGTCTGTTATAGGACTTGCTCCTTGTAAAGTATAAGAGTATGTAGGGAAAGTTCCGTAAGTAGAGTCTAATGTAAGTGAAGTTATAATAACTTGAAATTCATAAGACTGATAGTTGTTCTGATTGTCAATTAAGTCTAAAAAACACTTAAATTTTGTATTCGTTCCAGTTATAAAGTTATCAAAAAAATTGATACCATTCATACTTGTTTCAGTCATTTTTGCAAGCCCAGACCCACTAATTGTGAATGATTGTCTGCCACTTACAAACGACCTAAATGCGTTATTAGATATAGTAGCTATCTCTAATGTCTCACCACTTATTGTTATACTAGAATTGGTAGCACAAGCAAATGGATAGACATTGCCACTGCCATCCATAGCCGCTATAACTAACCCTTCTGCTTTTAATGTATCTGCCATTATTTAAAAAGATATTTTTCGGTGTATGGATCGTAGTTAAGTTCGTTTGGAATAGTATAAGTAGTACTCTCAAATATTCCACCTATAAATTGTATGCCATCAACACTTTTACCTATTTGAGTAGCTAAAAATGTTACAACAAATACATCCTTTGGATTTATAGTTGTAGCAGTTGCTGGTGATAGGTTTACAGAATAAAAGAAAGGAGCAGCCGTAGTTATAGAAATAGTTTGTGTTTTTATAGTCGTACCATTTTGCTTTAGTAAAAAGTCAACTGAAACTGGTGTTGCACCAGTGTAAGCAGTTATATTACCGCTAACAGTAACAGTTAAGTTTTCTGTAATTGGTTCTGCACCATTATAAATTAATTCATCATCACCAGTTGTCTCAAAGTCGGGGTTAGTTGATGGTAAATATTTTACGTTTATAATACCAGGATATGTTCCAGTATCAACATTTACTGATAATTGTCTTGTAATACCAGCTGCACCATCTCTTGATGTATCCCATACCTCTTCCATAGTGCAATTCCAAGTTGCATTATAAAAGTCAATCTCCTTTAGATTAGATATGTAAAAAATCTTATTAGGTAAGTCATCAACAAGTTTAATTGTGTTAAGTAAACCTATTGGTTTAGTTGTTGCTCCATCTGCCCAAGTTAATCCGTAAAATGCAGCATCAATCTTATCCCTATCATATCTATCGTGAGACCAATGAGATATGGCATTTTGCTTCTTAAATGACTGCCTCTCTCCACTATATCTAAATCTATACCATTCAAAATCAGTTGGTGTTTCACCATCCATCTCATAAATCAATCCTTTATAAGATTCTGATATGTAATCATTTAAATATAAATCGTAATTATTATTAAACTTAATATTTTGTGTCTTTATAAACTTTGCCTCAATACCAGTTAAACCTTCTATAAATCCATCAACCCTATTAAGTATTTCAAATTGCATATTTTTGAAATATCTAACATTGTCATTAGTTGAGTTAATAAGTGTCACCTCAATAGTCCCACCAATAGGCATATTTGTTGATTCAACTTCTAATGTGTTCCATTGAGTTTGTATAACCTTATTACTATATGGTACAGTTATATTAACTATACTATTGGTCCAATCACCATCTTCTGTTAATGTATATGTTGTTGTTCCGTCAGTTAATCTAATAACTGCCGTAGGTTTTACAAAGTCAGGATTAGCTAAACTTGATGTTGTTACATATTTTGTATCAATACTAAATTTAACCGTTTCACCAGAATTAACTTTTATGGTTTCTGATGTTATATCTACTGCTTCTCTTAATAAAATATAATTATCAATTAATGCACCAAACTTTGACTCGTATAATTCTACTCTTCTTGGATTTTCTATTGCTAATAAATTAGGTGTCCAGTTATTAATCTGATACCACTTTTCCGTAGGATAGCTAGCAATCAATGCTCCTCTTGAGAATGAACTATTTTTAATAACCTCAGCAAGCCTATCGTAATCAAATGTTACAATAGTCTCTTTTGGCTTACGATTTATGAACCTAAGCATTTGTGGAGCAATAGGTTTTACCTCACTATTTGCACCTACCTCTATATCAAATCTCTTGTTAAAAGATGTTGATGTACCACTTAATTTGTTGTATCCTCTTAAATTACCACTTGTATATAGGTCCTCTATTCTTTGTATTACCCATCTATTTTCATATTGAAAAATAGTTTGGTTAAATGCAGTATTTACTTTATCAAGAACTGTGTAGCAATCCTCATAAGTTCTTGGAGATGTTTCAAATGTCCTTGGGTCAATTAAACATTGATTAAGTGATGTATTCGGCAAAGTACTTGACATACTTGTATGATACAAATTATTAATCAATGTGTAATCTACAAGTGGCTTAGATGTATCTTGTAAGCAAAGTTCTATAAGTTCTAATGGTGTCTTTTTAACTTCTATCTCTACTCCATCGTCAGAAAGTTGCCTATCTTTCAATAGTCCTAATGCCTCACTTGCAGTAATAGTTAGAATGTGATTTTGCTCCTCATAAACTTCTTGAAAATCATCTTGTAATACAAAACCACTCCAATAAATACTTCCGTTAAATGTAAATCTTACTTCAATGTCTGTATCTTGGTCAGCCAAAAAATCATCTATACTGACAGATGTAGAGTTGGTTACAATATTTATTTCTGCAAGTAATGGTCTGATTGGCTTAAATAAATCATCATCTGTATTAAATTCTCTTAATACAAATGGTCTTGAGGCTCCATCTAAATTATAGACAACACCAGCAGTATAACCCTCATAACGAAAGTCAACTTGGCAAAGGTATCCATCCTTGCTATAAAACTCTATTCTATATTTTAATGCTTTAGCCAACTCTGTTAATTGTTGAATTTGTTCTATTTAATACCCCCACCAAATCACTTCCTCTTTGTACAAATACTACTTGACCACTCATCTGCATTCCACCACCTTCCATTCCACCAAAGTTTACATTATTATATGATCTTCTTCCTCCAAATAAACTTATCAATGCGCCTATTATTCCACCACCGCTTGAATTTCCAGCAGCTGCTCCCGCTAATGCATCAGCAGTTGCACCTGGTGGAAATAAAATACTACTAATTAGCTTAGCTATACCAGCTGATACAATTTGTGCAGCAATACGCTTTAGCATATCTTTAAACAATCCCTCAAAACTATCAAGTGAGAATTTACCAGTCTCTATCAGTGTACTAAAGAAATCCTCAAATGGTTGTTGCAATCCTTTTCTAATAGTATTTTCAAAATTATCTTTGGCTTGTTTTATTCTTTTTGATAATTCCTCTACTCTTTTTACTGGGTCATTTTCATCTGCCGTACCTGGTCCGTATATATTATTTAATGCCTTATTTATAGCAGCAGTAATATCTTGTTGTTGCTTTAATACTTTTAAAAATGAAAGTGATTTAGTAGTTATTTTATCAGTTGAATTTCCATATTCATCCTGAGCATAAGTTAATTTTACAATATTATCAAATTGATCTTCGTATGCTTTAACTTTATCTTGACTTACTTTTACTGCATCTTCTGTTTTCTTTATTTCTGCATTTCTTAATTCTGTATTTATTTTAGAAGATCTTGCATCAAATTCTCTTTCTTTTATTAATATTTGCAATGACCTAATATATGATTCTATTGCATTTTTATTTGCTAGTGTAGCTGATTTTTCTAAACTTAAACCACTAAATACTTGTGGATTGATTGCTATTAATTCCTTTAGGGCATTTTTTCTTTCCTCAACAGAATTGTTAGTATCTAATAATGCATTACCATATTTAGTAATACTTGAAATTATTTTATCTAAGTTAAACGCAGCATCTAAGTCTTGAGCATCTAGTCCTAATGTAAATTCTTTACCCTTTTTTGATTCATCAGGAGTAAATGCTTGAGTAATTTCTGTTAGTATTTTCTTTAATTCTTCTTTTGTTGCATTAAGATTAGATAATTCATTATTTATTTGTTCATCACCTTTACTTAATGCATCTTTAATTGTTCCAAATTCTGATATTTTTAACAATCCTTGTACTGTAAACCCACCAAATAATCCTTGTTGTAGTGAATTTTGAAGTCTTTTTATTTCTGGCTCAGCTTGATTAGCTAGTTTTGTAAACTCAGGTGCTAATTTTTTTTGAGCAAATTCTAAAGCAGATATTTGCTTTGTTATTTCACTAATTGTATCAGCAAGACCTTTTGCCTTTGCTTGATTTATAATAGATTGAGTAAGTAAATCTGTTGATTTTCTTAATTTTTCACTATCAGATTCAGCAGTAGTAAGACCTGCATAATAATCTTTATCAATTTCTTTTAATTGCTTTAGAGCATTTGATCTTTGACTTTCTGATAAAGATAAATTACCTACTTGCTCAGTAAGTAATTGTATTGTTGTTATTTGACCTTGTTGCGAAGCAGATGTTTTAGAAATTGATAAATCTAAGCCATCGCTATTTTTTAAATAATTATCGTACTCTTTATTTACTTTAGTTAATTCTTGATAAAGTTTTCCATTACTTCCTATTAATGCATTGATTGCATTTTTCAATGACCCATACTCTCTTATTGCGTATGTAACCGCAGCAGTTACGGCACTAAATGCCAAAAATGCACCAGCAGGTCCTAGTAATGATTGCCCTAATTGTTTAAATGCTGCGCCATTGCTACCAGCCTCTGCTCTTAATAAACCAAATTGTTGAATTAATGCTGGAAGGTTATTTTGTATTGCTATAAATCCAAATGGGGCATCTTGAGCAATTAGAGATAAAGATGTTAATGTTGTTCTTGCTCTAACAGAAGAATTGGCAAGTTGATTTAAAGAATTTGATGTTGAAGCTGCTTGATTTGATAATGCAGCCATACCATTAGCAGCAACCGTAGAAGCATTGCCAGTTTGAGCAATGTTTTGTGAAACTGTTAGGGTATTTGTTTGTAATTCCCTTAATCTATTCCTTAATGCGTTGACACCAGTTGTTACTTGTGATGTATCAACTTTTATTGGTAATACTAAAGGATTTACGTTTTCTGCCATTTTGTTAATCTATTAAAGACTTCTCTATACTCTTCATCAGAAGGCTTCTTAACCTCATCACCTGGTAATTCCCACAATGCCTCTGGTGTCTTTGGTGCAGTCTTAGGGTCTCCCATTAGACGCACCATTGTAAACATCAATAGTCTTGTCTGCTTATAGTTATCCACCTTCTTCTCATTATAACCTCTCAGCATAAGAGAAAAATGTCGTGGACTCATATCAAAGAAATCACGTGGAAGAAGTTGCAACTCACCGAATGCGTAAGCCTCTATTTCCTCCCACGTGAACTCTTTTTTTTTGCTTTATCATCTACTTCTTCGGCTGCTGCAACATTACTTTTAATCATATCGCTTTCACCCCAAACATTTATAACGGTTTTTAGTTCTTCTAAAAACTCATTCTTCATTATATTGGCTTCGATATAATCTACTAAGTTTTCAAATTTCATTTCAGGCAAAACACCTTTTACAAGGCAGTTATTATAATAACCACTATAAACCAAGTGTGCTACTCCAATCTCATTTAGTTCGCCATTTTCAAAAGAGATGCCATCTTTAAACTTATCAGATAAGTATCTGAACGAAGCCATCCCAAATTTAAGTCCGACCTTTTGGTCGTTAATAGTAATAGTAGTATAGTTCATAAGTTAAATTAAGCTACAACATCCAAAGCGCCAGTAGATTGGATTGTTCCAGAGAAATTGATAAATTCAGTAGTAGATTGGTTCAAAGTAAGGTCAGTGATATAACCACTAAATGCGTGGTAATACGCTGCACCAGCAGATGAACCACTTACAACTGGATTTTGTACTCTTACTGCAACAATAGTTTTGTTTACCATTGCAGCCAATAAATCTTCATAAGATACTTGAGCAATACTTGGAGATGTCTCACAAATTGCATCAAAATCAAGATTCATCTGAGGTTCAGATGGTGAAGTCAATACTCCACAGTTAGTTTGCTCAGTTGTTGCATCCATTGTGGTGTTAACAGATGATGTACGTAAACATACAAGATTTTTATAAGATGTACCACCAGCTACATCAATCTCAATGTTTTGTAAACTACCTAATACTTGTGCCATTGTTTTCTATTTTTGATTTACTAAATTGTTTATTGTTATAATTTTTCTTGCTACATAATTATCGCCATCTTGCAATGGTAAGTATCTTGAACTTGATCTGCCAATAGGAAATACTTCAAAATTAGCATCATCAAATCCATCTACCTGAGTATCAGGTATAAGTATATTTAAAATTTGTGATGCAATATTATCAACTACTCCTAAGTCATTTACTCTATATTGCTCACTAAAAATATCAACCACTACCTCTACATTGTTACCAAATGAATGATTGGTATTATCACTTGATTCAGTTATGTTGCCAATTATTACATAGTTTTGTGGTGTAGTATCAAATGGAATTTGTCCATACACTGGCACATCTTTGCCATTGTAAGACAAGTTGCCATTTAAGGCATTGACATAAATCACTCTGACATTATTACTACAATCAAGCATTTTTACCTAAAATATTTTTTAATTTTTCCCTAAGTTTAATAATATTTTTAGTTACAGTTGGATAAAAGTATGGTCTTGGATATGTTGTTCCTTTACCAGTCTTAAAATATTCTTTTGCCTTTTTTTGCCAAAATGATTCCTTACCTGGATAATTTTTAAAGTAAGGTCCAGTACCAAACTCCACATAAG